CTATCGCTTGCGCGCCCAGGGCTCGGACGTGCGATCGACATCCAGTGGCCCTTCGTAAGCGCGGCACAGGTCGAGCGCTTCTTCTGCAGAGCCGGTCTGCCATGTCGCATAGGTATCGGGCTGGAGGATCACGGGCATGCGGTTGTGGACCTGTGCGGCGGGGCCTGCCGCTTCGGTCATGACCATCGAATAGCAGTCGCCCCATTCGTCGCTCGCGCGCCAGATGCCGGCCACGGCGAATGCCTCGACATCGGGCAGGGACATCCATGTGCGCGTCATCGCGCCGCGCTGCCCTTCCGCCTCGGCCCAGGCGGTCAGCGGGATCAGGCAACGCCGCTCTTCGAAACTGAAGCGCCACATGAAGCTGTCCAGCTTGTCGGAGCGCGCGTTGTTGACCGGTCGCGGCTTGAGCGGCGCGCCGGTCTTCTTGCTCTTCTGCGCCAGCGGAAAGCCCCACACCATCGAGCGCAGCTGCCCATTGGCGATCACCGCACCCGAGTACCCCGGATAGACTTCCTCGGCGTAATTGGAGCCGAGATCGCCGGCGGCGGCGAAGATCCGCGCGATCTCCGCCTGGGCCTTCGTCATGCGGTAGAGATTACACATCGGAGGCCGTTGCGGCGTCGCGGAAGATGACGCTGCAGCCCTCACCCATGGCGGCCTCAAGTTCGGCACGGATGGCCATATCGCGGCGATAGCTGCCGGTGCCGCGCCGCCGCGAACCGGGAACCTCGGCCCCGTCGGCGTCGATGATGACTACGTAGCTGTGGTTCATAGATCGGGGGTAGGGTACCAGACGACGATGCCGCGATCCTCAGAAAGGACGCAACGTCCGCTTCCCCGCATTGGCACGCCATAGGCGTTATCAGCACGATAGGTTAGGCGGTATTGTTCATTTTGATCAAAGGACGCGTCTCTGAATTCCAGAATTTCGAGAGTGTCGGGCGCGACCAGGGTTTCTGCGATTTTTTTTGCGCATAGTGATCTCGGGCGGTCCCCCTGGGAAGCCAATAGGGCGACCCCGCCAATGATTAGAATACCGACGAGCGCATAGAGCGGAGTTCTAATCGGCTTCGACGCTGTTTCGCTCATAATTTCCCCACCTTCGCGATGACCCTGCCGATGATCCGCAGTTCGTCGTCGACGGCGAAGTCGTCGGGGACGGCCGGGTTGTCCGACAGGATGGTGACGCCTTCGCGGGTCGGTCGCAAGCGCTTGATCATGCCGAAGTCGCCCACGGTGCAGGCCCAGATCAGGTCGCGGTCAAACATCGTATCCTGGCTGCGGTCGATCAGGATCAGGTCGCCACTGGAGATGGTCGGCTCCATCGAGTCGCCCTGGCCGATCGCCCAATAGAGCTGCCCCGGCCGGGCATCGGTGAAGTTCTGCAGCCACTCGCGCGAGAAGATCCGCTTAGCGGGCTCAACGTGCCCGCTCACGTCGCTCGCGCCCATGCCGTAGCGCATGTCGATCTCGTCGATCTCCACGAGGTCGCCTGGTTCGATTGGCCTGCCGGTTTCGTCGAAATGCTGGCCGATCTCTTCGAAGCCGGGCGATGCGACCAGCTGCTCCACCAACGGATGACGCTGGCGACGGCCTGAAACAACATACTGGACATCTACCCCATGCTCTGCCGCGCGTGCGAGATAGTCCAACGTGATCGGTGAACTCCCCGTTTCGTAGGCAAGTTGGGTGTTTTTCGAGATGCCAGCCAGATCCCCAAAGGCCCTCTGGCTGTAGCTCAACCGTTCGCGTTCCTCCCGCAAACGCAGGGGCCATCCCTCAAGCATCGAGAATTCCCAACTTACGGGGTTGCATAGTCCAGAATACTGCTCCATGGTCCAGATAACAGGGACAACGAATTGGACTGAGCCCATGCATCTTGACCGTATGCATCCTGAGGATGTGAAGGCCGCGATCCGGAAGAAGTACGGCACCGTCGCGCGCTTCGTTAAACAGCACGACCTCCCCACCAGTGGGGTGAGCGACCTTTTCCGGGGCAGAACGAGCGCGCGCGTTGCGAACGCGGTCGAGAAAGTGCTGGCCGAGGATGCGGAGTCCAAACATTCGGACAGCGATAGGCGCGGTGCCGCCACCGGTAAAGGGGCGGCTGCGGCATGAGTGCGCTGGCCCTTTCATCGACCGATCTCAGCGAGTTCGAAGGTGAAGTCTGCGTGATGGACGTGCGGCTGGGAGAGCGCCTTGGCATGGCGCAGCCGCTGGACATCCGGCGATCGATCAAGCGCAACTTCGATGAGCTTGCAGGCTACGGACCAATTCGCACCCGGTGCGAATTGGTTGAGACGGGCTCCCGCGCCCGGCGCGAAGTCACCGTCTACTTCCTCAATGAAGAGCAGGCGCTGCTGCTGGCGATGCTGAGCCGTAGTCCCTTGGCGCAGGCGCTTAGGCGCGAAATCATTACGGTGTTCATGGCGTGGCGACGCGGCAAGCTGGCGACGACGACCGACGCCGATCACCGCTGGGCGATGCTCGAGAAGCGGCTCGACCAGCTGGAGCGTCTGATCACGAGCCAGGCGATGGTTGAGACGCCCGAGTTCACCAAGGCTGCTGCCTACGCCCCGCCGGTCTTTCGCCTGATCCGCGGTGACGGAAAGCTGAGGGGGCAACGGTACTCGCGATACTGGCTGGATCATGAAGTCCGCGCACTGATGATCAGTCTGCATCGGCAGCTGACCTTGAGCGATGCGGTTGCGGCGATTGCCGAGGAAGTCGGCCCCGAGCGCACGCCGTCAAAGAGCGCGCTGCAGCGCATCTGGAAACAACTCGACAAAGCCAGGAGCGCGGCATGAGCCATCCGCACGATCCTTTCCGTCTAGACCCCGTTGAGGTGCGCGAGTTCGAACGAAAGTCGGCTGAAGTTGGTCGAACCACCGCCCTCATGCTTCGAGCGATCGGCGAACAGCTCACTCGGGAATTGAAGGTCATTGGCGATCTTCATCGAGCGGATCTCGCCCGTCGTCGAACGGCCACAGTGTCGGAGGGCCTGACAGAAGCTCCTCTGCGGAATCGGCTCCCCGCATTGTCATCGTCAGAGGATGAATGCGCACAGAGGTATCTGCCGCGCAAGCTGCGGCACAGGTCAGCCATGCGTAGCCAAGGCGAAGGTGATAGCACGCCAGCAGCAGGTAGCCATGCCGTTCCTGCGGATGGTCGATGCCTGCCAGAAGCTTCGACCATTGGTGCGGTTTCGCGATCGCCAGATCATGCACGAGATCGGGTCGCCGATCGGCAAGGGCGTGCGCGCCCTCCGTTCCAAGCGCGGACAGGCTGCGTGCAAGGTCCGCCATGCCTTCTGCTGCAAGCGCTTCAAGGAAAAGCGCGAGGTGCCGGTGGGCCTCGGCCGTATATCGATCAATCTCCATGGTGCTCCCTCGGTTCGGCCAACGGGCATCGCTGGTTCCGGTGCGAGAATAGGCACGCTTGCCTGGAGGCGCATCGTCTAAGTCACCTGTCCGAAAAGACACCGGAGAAGCGCCGGAGCCGCGCCGTGCTGGTCGCACTGGCTGCTTTCGTCGCCGGTGATATGATCTTCGGGAGGCGCGCATGAACGCCGCCGCGAAGAAATCCGCGCCGGTGCTTGCCGACGCGCAGCTGCTGGAGCTCTCTCCCTCGGACATTCTGATCCCCGAGCGGATCGGCTTCCTGCACGAGGACAAGGCGGCAGCGCTGGGTCGGCTTATGGCGGTCGATGGCCAGCGCGATCCGATCAAGGTCGTCCGGTATCTGCCGAGCAAGTCGATCGAAGAGTGCGTCAGCGAGGGCAAGGCTCCATGGCGACTGGTGACCGGCATGCATCGCCTGATGGGGGCTACCTACGAAGGCATTACGATCTTCGCGATCGAGGTAAGCGGCAAGGCCGAAGACCTCGCTGAGTTGGAGGCGAGCGAGAACCTGCATCGCAGGCCGCTGGGTCCGATCGAGCGGGCAAAGTTCAGCGCGGCCTTGGTGCGGGCCGCACAAGAGCGCGTCGCGCGCGAACACGGTACGCTGTCGCAGTATAAGTTGGGTGCCAAGGCCCGCTGGGACCGAGTGAAGAGGCAGGAAATTGGGGCGGAAGAGGCCCTGACCGAAGAGACGAGCGATGCTTGCGACACAATGTCGCAAGCATACGGCTGGGAAGAGTCCGTCGCCGATGCGCTCGGCCTGACCCCACGGACCATCCAGCGGGACCTCGAGCTTTTCCGGCTGGTGATCGAGCAGTTCCCCGATCTGGCCGAGGCGCTCTCCAAGCACCCGGTTGTGGGCGAGAACGCCAGCCAGCTGCGCGCGATTGCGCGGGTGAAGGACGAGGCCAAGCGGCGCGAGGTTATCGAAGCGCTGCTGGCCGATCCGGAGCTCGGCGCAGACGATGCACGGATTGCGGCCGGGGTGGATGCCGAGCGCGGCGTCGCGCCGACCCCGGCGCAGAAGCACACCAATGCGATAGACAATGGATGGAGCAGGCTGAGCCTGTCCGAGAAGCGCCGCTACCTGCCGCGCTTCGTCGAAAAGCTGACCCCCGACATGAAGGCGCAGCTGCGCCAGCTGCTGGACGAGGAGCAGAGCTGATGGCGCAGCGCAAATCCTACGAAGAAAGGGCCTTCACCAAAGCTCGTTCGCGCTCGCGGCGCATTCGCAAGGCAATCGAGGAGATCGCTTGTGACTTCGCCGACAGCGACGCCAACTGGCTCAGCCATGCTGCAGAAAGTCTGGCCGAGGCTCTCGACGTCTTCGACAGCGAACTTGCCGAAGAGGTCGAGCATTACCGCGAGGTTTCTGGCGATGCGCGGTGAAATCTCCTCCGGTCGCCACTCGAAGCGCCATCCCTACGACTGGTATGTCGAGGAATACTGGGTCACCGCGCAGCTTTATCGCGCGCTGGGCGGCTTCGCCCAGGAGAAGCGCGAAGGGCTGGCGGTCTGGGACCCGGCGGCGGGGCTCGGCACGATCGGCGGCGCGTTCCTCGAGGACGGGCACCGGGTCTATTTCTCCGACATCGTCGAGCGGATCGACTGGGCACGGATTGGCGAACTCGACGCGACGATCCTGCCGACGTTCCGCAGCGCCGACTTCCTCGAGCTGATCAAGCCGCCTGCGGCGTGTTCGATCGTCTGCAATCCGCCCTATTCCTATATCGAGGGGATCGCAGAGGCGTTTGTGCGCAATGCGCTCCGACTGACCCATCGCCGGGTGTGCATGCTGGTGCCGGTCAAGTGGCTGGCCAGTCAGGTTCGCTACGGCCTGTTCGCTGAGGACCATCCGCCGCAGGCGATTCTTTACCTGACCCAGCGTCCCAGCATGCCGCCAGGCGACCGGATTGAGGCGATGGGCAACCGCGCATTCCGGGGCGGAATGATCGATTATTGCTGGGTCGTGTGGGACGTGAAGCGCCCCACGCCTCCCGGATTCACGCGCAGCGTATGGCTGCCGCCGCTCCACAGGTCGTTCGACCTGCTGCCGATCGCGGGAATCGCATGATGGGGCTGGGCAGGATCTTCAAGCCCATCCGGGTGCCCGATGCGGAGCAGTGGCAGCCGGGTGATCTGGCCGAGTGCATCGTTCAGGGTGACTGGGTCATGGCGGAGACCCGCGAGGACTCGCCGGGCCCCCAGTTGAGCGAGACGCGGATCGTCACGAAGGTCCGCGTAAAGCGCTGCCCTGTGAGGGGCGAGGTGATCCTCTGGCTGGGCTTTGCCCGCTACCCCGGCCGGATTTTCGACGCGAGCTTCTTCCGCAAGGTCCGCCCAAGCGCGGACGAGCAGGTCGCGGCGGAGAATGCCTTTATCGCCCTGATCCGCAAGCAGCCCGCGCGCTGTCCTGCAGGGGAGGGCGTGTGATGGCCGATTTCCAGCAGGGCGACCTGATCCTCTACCGCGAGCGGGGCCGGGACCGGCTCAATGTCGCGCGGGTGGACATCGTCCGCCGCGACGAAGTCTCGAGCATGCCCTGGCACCCGCTGCGGCGGCGATTCCTCGTCGGCCGGACCCGCATCGAGCGCACCCGGATAGTGCGCAAGCTGCCGCGCAGCGTCGCTGTGGCCGATCTGGTCGCGGAGCTGCGGGTCGCCGAGCTCAAGCGCGACCGCAAACGCCTCGCTGCAGACAAGTGGCTCAAACGGACCATCGCACGCATCGCGCACGAACTGGAACAGGAGGGATGCTGATGCCTCGCCAGACCATCGCCGAGAAATACCGCCAGCACAGGCACGAGATGACGCTGGCGCTGCAGCTTGGCTGCACGCCGAACGAAGCGCGCGCAAAGATTCGCTGGGACCAGGCGCGCGAGCGGATCGAACGGAGCGAGGCGCGGATCGCCAAGCGCGCCGACGCGCCGCTCCGGCTGCGCGACCTGCCCGACGAAGCCTGGATGATGAGGGACAGATAGCGATGTCGAACGTCAAACCCGCCCCGATCGGGCTGACCGAAGGCGTGGTCGCCAAGATGGTCGGCGACCGCCCCGCCTATGGCAAAGGCATCGTCCGCGTGCCGATCGTTCCCGTCAGCAAGGGAGATCGCAGCGATGGCTAAGGCGGCATTTCCCTATCGTTTCGGTCGCTACCGGCTGGGCGCGGACGGTGTGCTTCGCAAGCCGCAAGGTCCCGCGTCGAGCCCGACTGTCGCTATCGTCACCTTGCGGCCCCGAGCAGGTGGCGATCGGACGACAGCCACGGTGACCGTGCCGCCGCAGCCATCGCATGATGTGGTCGGGAAGGTCCGCGAGATCATTGCCAACTCGGCCGAGAGCAATCCCACGCCAGCAACACCGGCTAAGCCAGCGGTGCGCAGCAAGTATGGTCCGGGGGAGCGGAGGCCCGCGAAGAAGGGCGTTCTGCCCGATATCCCCTTCTACCTGCGCAAGCGCAACATCGATGAGGCGACAGTCTTCCTCAAGCGCCGGGCGATCCTGGTCGACGTGGTCGATCGGGACTCTCTGGTGCGGATGTACCGGGTCTTCGGCAAGCGTGACGCACTGCTTGCCGAAGAGGTGATCGAGATCGCCTGCCAGCTAGGATTCGAGGTGATCCTGTGAGCGGCGCTGCATTCGACACAGTGCGGCAGAGCCTGCGCGAGCGAGGACTGCTCGGCAGCGACAACCGGCTGACAGCTGCGGGCAACGCCCACGCGGCCGAGCTGATCGAGCAGCTTCGCAGGACCGAAGCGCCCAGCGATCCGGGAGCGCGCCGCGTGCGCTGGAACAATACGATGGCAAAGCGGGGGCGCTGACCATGGCGATCGATCCCCGCATTCAGGCTGCACTTGACGCTCCGCTTCGCGGACGCCCGAACCTGCCCAAGACGAAAGCCAACCGCGGCTATGCCTTTCCGCCGGGGACCGGGCCCCAGGGCGAAACCTGCCGGACCTGTCGTCATTCGACACCGCACGACTGCTCGAAGCGTTACTGGAAGTGCGGCCTAGTCAACTGGACCCGCGGGAGTGCAACAGACATCGTCCTGCGCTCGCCCGCCTGCAGCGGATGGGAGGCGCGCGATGCCTAAAGCCAAGCCGCATCCCGACCAGGTCGCGTTTGCGTTCGACGCGCCGGAACTGGACGAGCGCGCGGGCGTGCTCGCGGGTCTCGAGCAGGAAATCGCCGAGACGGTCGGCACGATACTGGCGAGCACGCCGATGTCGCGCTTCGAAATCGCCGCGCGGATGAGCGAGCTGCTGGGCGAGCCGATCAGCAAGCTGATGCTGGACGCCTATGCGAGCCGGGCGCGGACTGATCACAAGATGCCGATGTCGCGTTTCTTCGCGCTGGTGCTGGCGACCAAGCGCCACGACCTGTTTGATCCGCTGGTTCGCAGGATTGGAGCCGGGCTGCTGGTCGGCGACGAAATAAAGACTGCCCGGCTCGGCCAGCTCGATCGCATCATTCAGAACGCGCGCGAGGAGAAGCGCAAGCTCGCCCAGACCGCCCCCTTGATCCGGAGCGGAGCTGCCGATGTCTAGTGCCCTTGCCGCCAATGAGAACGTCGAGGCGACCCCGGACCTTGCGCCTGCCGAATGGTTCACCGCAGCCGAGCTGGCGCAGCTGGCGCTGCCGGGCCTCGCCGGGGACAAGCGGGCGATCAATCGTCTTGCGGGCGAAGAGGGCTGGGCGACCCGCGTCGATCTGGAGCGCAAGCCGCTGGCACGGCCGCGCAAGGGGCGCGGCGGCGGGCTGGAGTTCCATTATCGCCTGCTGCCCGCAGAGGCTCAGCTCGCGCTGGGCAAGCGCGGGCTGATCCCCGGCCAGATCGCGGCGGAGCCGCAGCAGGATCGCGCCTGGGCGTGGTTCGATCGGCAGACCGAAAAGGTGAAGCGCGAGGCGCGGCGTCGGCTGGAGATCGTGCAGGAAATTGAAACGCTGGAGCAGGCCGGAATGACCCGGTCGGCGGCGGTGGCAGAGGCTGCGGCCCGCCACGGACAGGGAGAATCGACCATGTGGAAGTGGCTGACCAATATCGCAGGGCTCGCACTCGAAAACCGGTTGCCTGCGCTTGCCGACGATCGCCGGGGCGGAGGAAAGCCCAAGGATATCGACCCCGAGCTGTGGACGCTGTTCAAGAGCGATTACCTGCGGCCGAGCGCACCGCCGCTGAGCAGCTCCTATCGCCGGGTGTCGGCGATCGCCGCCGAGCGCGGCCTGCCGATGGCGTCCGAGCGGACGTTCCGGCGCAAGCTCAAGGCGGAGGTCGACCCCCAGATCGTGATCCTGCAGCGCGAGGGGCGCGAGGCTTTGCGCCAGTCGCTGCCCGCGCAGCGGCGCACGGTTTCTCACCTCCACGCGCTGGAACACGTCAATATCGACGGGCACACCTTCAACGTCTTCGTCCGCACCGCCGAGGGCAAGGTGGTTCGCCCGGTGATGGTGGCGATTCAGGACCTCTACAGCCGCAAGATCGTCGCGTGGCGGATGGGCGAGGTCGAGAGCGCCGCTCTGGTAAGGCTGGCCTTCGCCGACCTGTTCCAGAAGTGGGGCATCCCCAAGGCCTGCACGCTCGACAATGGCCGCGGCTTCGCGAGCAAGTGGATCACCGGCGGGTCGAAGTCCCGCTTCCGCTTCAAGATCCGCGAGGAGGAGCCGACCGGCCTGCTGACCGAGCTGGGCATCGCGATCCACTGGACGCTGCCCTATCGCGGCCAGTCGAAGCCGATCGAGCGTGCCTTCGGCGACCTCAACGGCACGATCGCACAGCACCCGCTGTGCGAGGGCGCCTATACCGGGCGCAACCCGTTCGAGAAGCCGGAGAACTACGGCACCCACGCGGTGGCCTGGGACGAGTTCGAGGCGCTGGTCGCGGAAGGTATCGCCCAGCACAACGCGCGCAAGGGGCGGCGGACCGAGACGGCCAAGGGCCGCAGCTTCGACGAGGTGTTTGCCGAAAGCTACGCGACCGCGCCGATCGGCAAGGCGACCGAAGAGCACCTGCGGATGGCGCTGCTCGCGGCCGACCAGAAGCGCATCCAGAACGACGGCGTGATCCATCTCTACGGCAACCGCTACTATTCGCAGGAGATCGGACGCCATGCGGGCGAGCGGGTTTCCGTGCGGTTCGATCCCGACAACCTGCACGGCGACATCCACGTCTACGCGCAGAGCGGCGGCTACCTCGGCAAGGCGGAGATGATCGCCGACACGGGATACACCACCGCAGAAGCCGCAAAGAGCATCGAGAAACAGCGTGCGGCGAACCGCAAGGCGGTGCGCGCGGCGAAGGAGGCCGAAGGGCTGATCGATGCGCAGGAGCTGGCGCAGCGGCAGGCGCGGCCGATCGAACCCGAAGTCCCCGAGCTGAGTGTCATCCGCCCGATGCCGCCGCGCAAGGGCGTGGCGGTGGCCGCGCAGGCGCAGGCGATGCCGGATTCAAGACAGGACGAGGAACGCGAGCGCAGCATCTTCACGGCGCTGAGCGTGGTGACCGGCGGCAAGAAATAAGCGGCGCGCGACGGTGCGGTGAGAGGCCCGCCGCGCGCCATGTCCACCAAGGAACAGGAGTGAAAATACCATGGCAACGCAGATTGAACAGCCCGCAGCAGACGAGAAGGCCTGGAAAGAGACGGTCGATGGGCAAGAGGCATGGGCGCGCGAGGTGGAGAAAGAGCGCCAGTGGCTGATCGCCCACAAGACCGAGCTGGGTTGCAGCTGGCCGGCGATGGCATCCCGGCTCGATGCCAAAATAAAGCATAGCACGCTCAGCGTGTGGATCGGCGGCAAGTACCAGGGCCCCGACGACCGCTTCGTGGAGGCGATCCGCAGGTATCGCCATTCGCTGACCTCGCGTGCCAGGATCGAAGTCAACCTGCCGACCGCGCCGCATTTCTACGAGACCGAAGTGAGCAAGCGGCTGACCGCGATGCTCGAATGGGCGAAGCGCGGGCGGATTGTCTACGCGGCGCTGGGGGCGGGGCTGGGCAAGACGCGGACCGGCAAGCGGTTTCAGGAGCTGAACAGCAACGTCTTCGTGATCGCGGTCGCGCCATCCTGTTCGGGGATCAACAGCCTGCAGAAAGAGGTGCTCGACGCCTTCGGGATCAAGGTCCAGACCGGTACCAGCCAGATCCTCTCGCGCCGGATCGTCGACTTCATCGACGGCGCGCCCGACTGCCTCTTGCTGTTCGACGAGGCGCAGCACCTGACCCCCAAGGCGATCGAGGAGATCCGCAGCTGGCACGACAAGACCGGAGTGGGCATCGCGCTGTTCGGTAACGAGCAGGTGCAGCAGACGCTCGATGGCGGGGCGCGGTCTGCCGCGTTCGCGCAGATCTTCAGCCGGGTGGCGATGTCGCTCACCCGATCGAAGCCGTTCGATGCCGACATCGAGGCGATGCTCGACGGGTGGAGCATCGATGACGATGACGTCCGCAAGGAGGTGACGCGGATTGCGAAGCTGCCCGGCGCACTGCGCGGGGCGACCCACGTCCTCGAGGTCGCGCACATGCTGGCGCTGGTCGACGAAACCGCGCTGACCCTGCGCCATGTGCAGGACGCCTGGGCGCAGCTGTCCAAGCGGAGGGAACAGCCGTGATCGGCGCGGTGCGAGAGCTGGTCATCGCCTTCAACGCGGCGATGGGGCCGGGCGCGGCTCGGCGGGAGGCGCTGATCGTCCTCCCCTCGCTCGCGGCGCTGTTCGCGATCCTGCTGCTGGTCGCGATCGCGGGCGGAGAGGGCTGATGTCGGTGCGCAATCCGTTCATCGTCACCGCGATCGAGTTCGTGGAGCGCGAGACCGGCCTGACCCGCTTCGACCTCTTTTCGAAGCGGCGGACTGCCGACGTCGTGTGGGCGCGCACGCTGCTCGTCTGGCTGCTGCGCGAGCACCGGCCGGGATCGATGAGCTATCCGAAAATCGCGAGCCTGCTCAACGGCCGCGACCACGCCACCATCATCCACGCCCACAAGGTCACCGCGCCGAGGCTGCGCGAGGCAGACCCTTCGTTCGACGAAGCCTGCGCCAAGTTCGTCGCGCAGATCGAGCAGGAAAGGGAAGCAGCATGAACGCCGCAACCGCTCGCGAACCCGCGATCAGCTCGCACCGCCGATCGATGATCGCGAAGATCCACGTCGCGCGAACGCAGCTACAGATGGAGGAGGACGATTATCGCCAGATCGTGTTCGATGCCTCGGGCAAGACCAGCTCGGCAGACTGCTCGGACGCGCAGCTCGAGGCGGTCATCGATGCGCTGAAGAAGCGCGGGTTCAAGCCGCTGCCGAAGAAGGGTGGCCAGCGCGTCGCGCAGCATCCCGTGGCGCGCAAGGCGAGGGCGCTTTGGATCTCGCTCTACCAGCTGGGTGCGGTGCGCAACCAGGGCGAAGCCGCTCTCGAATCCTTCGCCAAGCGCCAGCTCGGCTGCGAGCGGCTCGACTGGGCGCGCCAGTCGGACGGCTATCGCCTGATCGAGGCGCTGAAGAACATGGCCGAGCGTGAGGGCTGGGCCCAGCGCGGACCGAAGGGCGAGAAGCTGGCCGTGCGCCAGTTGCAGAAGGGCCTGTGCGAGGCGATTCTCGCCAAGCTGAAGGCGAAGGGCCTCGCCGGGGCGAACTGGTCGCTGGATGTCGCCGCTTACCGCCTGCTGGGCGAAGAGGTCGACACGCTGCTCGCCACCTCACCCGAAACCTACGCCACGCTCGCCGCCCAGCTGGGCCGGGTGCTGCGCGGGGAAGGTGGCACGCGATGAGCCGCAGCCCGCTGCCCAGCCAGGAGCAGAAAAGCGTGGTCCGGATAATAGGGCTCGCCCCGCTGGCGCGCGCCTATGCGAGCCAGCCCCGCGACCTGCTCAGCTATCACTACCCGACATGGGCGAAGCGGCTTCGTGTGGCGGAGCTGGAGGTGATCAGAAACCTGCGCGCCAAGGGTGTGACGATCGAGCAGCTGGAGGAGGGGGCGGTGCTCGTCGCCTTCGCCGGCATCCGCACGACGTCGCGTCTGGGGCTGCGCAAGGCCCTCAAGAACTGGTCGGAAAAGGCGGAGGGAAGGCGCGTCGACGGCTTCTATCGCGCCGCAGGACAAGGACACAAGACATGAGCAGAGCACTGGTTGTCGTGGAGCGCGATCGCGCGCCGACCCTGGCCGACCGCATTCAGCGCGGGGCGCGCGGCTATGCCGCCAGCTACCTGCCGGGCGAGCTCAACCGTTGCCCGAGCTGCGGCTGCAAGCAATGGCATGTCGGGCGGGTCACCGCCACTTGCTCGCGCTGCGATCTGCCGCTGGCGATCGCTGGCGACGGACGCGAGGGGACGAGCTGATGGGCACGCTGCGGGTCTCCGATCACGCGCTGCTGCGCTTCCTCGACCGGTCGGCCGGTATCCCGGTCGAGCAGCTGCGCGAAAGTCTCGCCCGATCGCTCGACAAGGCGCATGATGCCGCGGTCGAGATCGGCGCGCGCGACTATTTCATCGCGGCGACAGACGGCCCGTTCCTCGTGCGCAATGGCGTGGTGGTGACCGTGCTGGAGGACGAGAAACCGGGCACGACGCTGCGCCGACTGCGGCGCATGGCGAATGAGCGATAGGCTCACCCCCACACTGATCGCCCTGATCGGCGAAGACGGCCTGATTGCGCTGGCGGAGGCGTTCGGCGGGCGGCGGCTCTATGTGCCCGAGAAGCTCGACCCCGATCATGCTATAACTAGGGCGATCGGCGAGGAGCGCGCGGCCAAGCTCAATCGGCTCTACTCGTTCGCCTATATTCGCGTCCCCATTGCGCGAGAGCTGCGCGCCGTGCATTACCGCAAACGCGGCCTCTCCAATGGAGAGATCGCGACGAAGCTGGGGATCGTCGAACCTTCGGTCGACAAGATTTTCGCCCGCATGGCGAAGCCCCCGGTCAAGGGCAGCGCGCAGCTCTCCCTCGATATCTAGCAGCCATGCCCGCCTTGGCGGGCATGCTCTCCAAGCCCGGCAGACCATAGAGCTGTCGGCATGGCCACCGAAGACATCGACCCCAACAAGCCAATCGTGGTGAAGGCATTCACCGACCGATACCTGCGCGCCTTCGCCCACCTTCTCGGGATCGAAGGCGGCTACGTGAACGACAAGGTCGATCGCGGCGGCGCGACCAAATACGGCATTTCGCTGCGGTTCCTCGCGACCGAAGGCAAGATCGATGATGATGGCGATGGTTTCGCTGACTTCGATCTCGACATGGACGGCGACATCGACGGGGCGGACATCCGCGCCTTGACGATCCTCGACGCGAAGATCCTCTACAAGGAATGCTTCTGGAACCGGCTCGACTGCGGGAGCTTTCCGGAGCCGATCGGCGAGATGCTGTTCGATCAGGCTGTCAATGGCGGGCTGAAGGCCGCGGCGAAGCTCCTCCAGCGCGCGATCAACTCGATCACGCGCGAAAAGCGCTTCCGCACGATCCCGCTGAAGGTCGATGGAATTCTTGGTGAGAAGACCCGCCTGCGCTTGGGCGAATACCTCGACAGGTTCGGCGAGGACGCGATCATCGAGGCCTACCGCCAAGAGGTAAAGGATCGCTACTACGCGATCGTCCGCGCCAACCCGAGCCAAGGCAGGTTCCTTCGCGGCTGGCTCAACCGGGCCGATCGGCTCGGCCGATGAACGCACTCCCATTCCTCAACGCCCTCTTAGGCGTCGGTAAGTGGCTGCTCAGCGGCCTCTGGAAACTGCTCGGCAAGCTGTTCGACTGGCTGCTCGCAGACTTTCGCCATGTGGTGATCGCGGTGTTCGGTGCGCTGTGGCTCTGGGGCCTCCTGATCACCGTCCCCGGCCTGCGCACCGATGTCGCGACCCAGACAGCCCGTGCCGATCGCGAGGCCATGCTTGCGGAGACGTGGCGCGTCTCCGCCGAGGATTGGGAGCGTGGCTACACCGAATTCGTCCAGCTGGTGATGGCCGCGCAGATCGACGCCGCTGAAGCCGACCGCGCCAATATCGCGCGGGTCGAGGCCGAGTTTGCCGCCATCAATGAAAGGACCGCCGATGATTACGAAGCCCGCCTTGCTGGCAGCGCTGCTGCTGCTGAACGCCTGCGCGACCGCCTCGCCCGAGCCGAAGCCGACTCTGCCCTCGCGGGTGGAAGTCTCGGCGGTGACGCGGGAGAGCCCGTCGATCTCACCGCCCGATGCCAGGCTTTTGGAGCCGCCGACTGTGACGGACTTCTACAGCAGCTTCCGTGGGTCCTCGCCGAAGCCCAGGCCAACACCGACAAGCTCGTCCCCCTCCAGCAGTGGGTCGCCAGCTCCGCGCTGATCGACTTCTCCGGCAACGCGGAGGAACCTGCGCAGTGAGCGAGCCAATCTCTTTCTCGCACTTCCTGCTCGGCTGGGTGCCCGCGCTGGCCGCGACCAGCGTGGTGCCCGAAGTCGCGCCCGAGCTGGCCGACACCATGTTGGTCGTGATCGGTGGCGTGCCGATCCCGCTGGTGACCTGCGTGCTCGGCTTCCTTGGCGTGATCATGGCGCGCCCGCTGGCGCGCAAGAGCGAGAGCGCGCTGAGCTGGCCGCTGTTCCTGCTGGTGACCGCGATCATGCTGATCCTGGTCGAGCTGTGGATCGTCGAGAGCCGCCCGCGCTGGCTGTTCGCCTTCGTAATCGCGATCGGGCTCGGCTTCTCCGGTTATTCGCTGATCGAGCTGCTGGGCGACCAGCTGCGCGACTTCATCAAGGACATCGTCGGCAAGGCGCGCGGCGCGATCGGCATCGACAAGAACGGAACGGACACATGATCGGCCCCTACCTCGAACTCTTCATCATCGCGATCATCCTGGGGGCGATCGTGTGGCTGAGCCGCCGCAATGGCGCTGCCAACCCGGTCGGCACCGGCAAGCTGCTGCACGATGTCAGCAGTATGCGGCAGGAGCACGAGGCACATGGCCGAAGGCTCAAGAAGCTGGAAGAGGCAACAGCCTCTGCCAAGGATGTCGAGCGGCTGAGCGAGGCTTTCAAGGAGCAGCAGGCGCGTATCGAGACGATCGAGCGGCAGGTGGGAAGCATCGCCGAAACGGGCACAGCCACAGCACGGCGCGTCCGCCATATCGACCAGCGGCAGGACAAGATGGCAGAAGACATCGCCTCGGTATCTGCCGACGTTCGTGCCTCCAGCAAGCAGATCGACCGCATCTACGATGTGCTCGTGCCGAAGGGGATGGAGCGATGAGCTTCAAGAACAGTCTTTCCGATGCGATCGCGGCCGAGGCGCGGCTGATCATCCTGCGCGAGCTGGCTGGTCAGACCGATGGTCGGCTCTCGTCACTGTCGATCCGCTCGATCCTCGACGTGCATGCCATCCGCCGCGATGGCGACTGGATCGCGACCCAGCTGCGCAAGCTGGAGAGCCTCGACGCGGTCGAGCTGGGCGAAGCCGGCAGCACGCTGATCGCGAAGATCACCCGCACGGGCCGCGACCATGTGGAGGAGCGCGCGGTTCTTTCCGGCGTGGCGCGGCCTTCGGAGGCCGAGTGATGGACCTCGCACTCTCCATTGCGGCGGTCGCTGCCCAGCTGCTCGCCGGATGGCTTCTGGCCGACTTCCTGTCGGGGCTGCTCCACTGGGCCGAGGACCGGCTGGGCCCGGGGCGCGAGCACTGGCCGCTGATCGGTCGCCACGTCTTTGCGCCGAACCTGCTGCACCACAAGCGCCCGCTCGACTTCACCCGCACCAGCTTCGTCGTCCGCAACTGGACGACATGGGCCGGCGCGAGCGCGCTGGCGCTGCCGCTGCTGCTCGCCTTCGGTCCGCAGTGGTGGCTGGCGTCGGCGTGGCTGGGCGGGATGATGGCCAACGAGGTTCACGCCTGGGCGCACAAGCCCGAGATGACGCCCGAGTGGGCGAAGCCGTTCCAGAATATCGGGCTGATCAGCTATCGCTGGGCGCATGGCGTGCACCATCTCTGGCCGCATGACCGCCGCTATTGCGTCCTGACCGCCTGGCTCAACCCGCTGCTCGATCGCGTGCGGTTCTGGCGCGGGCTGGAGCGGTTGCTGCCGAAGGGTGTAATCCGATGAGCGCCGCCGATCGCCGCCAAGGCCGGGGACGCCTGTCCTCGATCGACACGCTGCCCGATGAGGCAGAGGAAGACGTCGTCTGGGCATTGGAGGCGCTGCGCGAACGCAAGCTGCCGCAGAACACGATCCGCGAGGAGTTCAACGCCCGGCTGATCGCCCGCGATATCGAGCCGATCAGCAAGAGCGCCTTCAACCGCTACGCAGTGCGCAAGGCGATCCAGTTCCGCAAGATGGACGAGGTGCGTCGAATCTCATCCGAGCTGGTCGACACGCTGGGCACGGACGCACCCGACGACGTGACCGTTCTGGTCGCGGAGATGATCAAGGTCTCGATGTTCAAGATCCTCGAGGACAAGGAACTCGACCCGAAAGCGATCATGGAGCTGAGCCGCGCACTGCAATCGACCGTGAGCGCGCAGCGCGGCTCGGAAGAGTATCGCAAGCAGCTCGAGAAGCGCGTCGCCCAGCAGCTCGAGGAAGCTGCCGATCGCGCCGAGGTCAAGATGCGCGAGGCCGGACTGCCGGCCGACCGCATTGCCCAGCTGCGCAAGGACTTCCTTGGGGTGAAGTCGTGAGCCGCTCGGATCTAGCGCAGCGGGCAGAAGTAGCCGCGGGCGTTGTGATAGAAGCGATTGCGCCCTTCGCAGCCGGGCGTCAGCCGGCAACGTGTGCTCTTTCCCCAAAGGTCGAAGTCGGGTCCCTTCGCAGCACTGACCTGCGCAAGGTCGACTTCGCGGTATGCTCCCTGGCAGGTGTCGCACCAGGCGCGCACCCGCACGCCATGCTGGATCATCAGTGCGACGCTGGCCGTCGAGGGCGGTCGATTCACGGAAGGCAGGCGCATCGGTCTTTCGTGAGAACAGGAGCGGAACGAGTCAATCCGGCCTTGCCCGGCGCTGGGGTCGCGCAATGAAGGACGGAACCTTCAACCTTGGCGCGCGGGGCCACGAAGTGGTGTTCGCGAAGATCGATGGCGAGCGGCTGGCACTGGTCGCGAAGACCCGCGACGTGCGGGATGTCAGGATCGAGCTGAATGCCGAGCAGCGTGCCGCGCTGAAGCAGCTGCTCGATGACTGACCTCGCCGATCTCCCCACCGCCGACCAGCTGCCGCCACGATCGCCGGTCGACGATTTGCTGCCCGGTGCGCTGCCGCCACCGGATTTCGATCCGCTGGCCGATGGTATCCTGATGGAGCACCAGAAGGCGTGGATCGCCGACCAGTCGCCGCTCAAGCTGGCGGAGAAGGGGCGGCGGACCGGGGTCACCTTCGCCGAGGCGCTCGATTCGACGCTGATCGCGGCGGCGGCGAAGAGCGCGGGCGGCGATACGACCTATTACATCGGCGACACCAAGGAAAAGGGCCTCGAGTTCGTCTCGGTCTGCGCCAATTTCGCCAAGGTGGTCGCACGCGAGCTGCTCAGCGTCGACGAGTTCCTGTTCGAGGACGTGCAGGAGGACGGATCGAGCAAGCACATCACCGCCTACCGCATCCGCTTTGGCTCCGGTCACCAGATCGTCGCGCTGTCGAGCAATCCGGCCAACATTCGCGGCCTGCAGGGGCGGGTGGTGATCGACGAGGCGGCGTTCCACCGCAATGTCGCGGCGGTGATCGATGCCTGTAACGCGCTGCTGATCTGGGGCGGCACGATCCGGATCATCTCGACCCACAACGGCAACCTCAATCCGTTCAACGAGCTGATCAAGGAAACCCGCGCCGGTCAGTACGACTATTCCATCCACACGATCACCTTCGACGACGCGGTCGAGAACGGGCTGTACGAGCGCGTGTGCCTGATGAAGGGGACCGAGCCGACGCCCGAGGGCAAGGTGGAATGGTATCGCACGATTCGGCGCGCCTACGGCAGCCGCGTCGAAGCGATGCGCGAAGAGCTGGACGCGATCCCGCGCGAGGGTGAAGGGGTTTTGCTGCCGCTCGCCTGGATCGAGGCGTGCAGCACGTCGAAGTATCGCGTCGTGCGCTGGCAGCCGCCAAAGGAGAAGTTCGGCGGCCGCGACTTCGTCCACTGGCCCAGGGAGGCGCGCGAGGCAGAGATGGCAGCCTTCCTGCGTCGCGAGGTCGCTCCGTTGCTGGAGGACTATGCCGATCGCAACCTTGCATGGTTCCTGGGCGAAGACTTCGCCATGCGGCAGGACCGGACCTGCCTCCCGATCGGTTTTGTCGACCAGCAGCTGAAGCGGCACGTCCCGCTGATCGTCGAGCTGCGCGAGTGCCCATACGACCAGCAGAAGCAGGCGCTGTTCTGGCTGGTCGATCTGGTCGGCGAACTTGGCCGGTTCGGCAGCGGCATCCTCGATGCGAACGGCAACGGTATGGCACTCGCGCAGGAGGCGGCCCAGCGCTACGGACCCGAGCGGATCGTCGAGCTGATGCCGTCCGATGCGTGGCGGCGGGAGACCGGGCCGCGCTTCCGTGCCGCGTTCGAGGACGGCACGATCCTGATCCCGGCCGACAAGGACGTGCGCGACGATCTGCGCCAGCTGCAGATGATCGGCGGGGTCGCCAAGATGCCGCGCAGCATCCGGACCGAGGGCACGGACGGCGGCAAGCGCCACGGCGACGCCGCAGTCGCGCTGTGGAACTTCCACGCCGCCAGCTTCAGCGAGGCGATCCCGGTCTATGACTACCGTCCGGTGCGCGGTGCCGGCCGTGCCGGGACCGACGGACCGGACGACGATTTCGATGACGCGGAAGAGGCGCGGGGTTGGTGGCGTCAGCCTGCCGGTATGCGCCTGCGAACGGGAGGGCCGCTGTGAGGCCCCAGAAACGATTTGAGCGAGTCCAGCGCCCCGCGACACCCGAAAGCGCGCCGACCCACCTCTTAAACCCTCTAGTTTTGCCCTCAGAGGCCAATTCGTTTTCGCCGGAGACCACCTGATGCCAGAACTCGTCGACCATCTCGGCAGGCCGCTGCGCAAGGCGGTGCTGAAGCAGGAAGTCGCCGGGCCGACCCTCGCGGGCGTGCGGCAGCCGATCTCCGGCTATCCCGGCGACGGGCTGACCCCGCCACGCCTCGCGCGCATTCTGCGCTCGGCCGACGAGGGCGAGCCGATGGCCTATTTCGAGCTGGCCGAGCAGGTGGAAGAGCGCGACCTGCACTATCTCGGCGTGCTCGGCACTCGCAAGCGTGCGGTCAGCCAGGTCGACGTGACGGTGGAAGCGGCGTCGGACGACGCGGTTGATGTCGCCAAGGCGGACATGGTGCGCGAATGGCTGAGCCGGGACGAGCTGGCCGACGAAACGTTCGACCTGCTCGACGCGATCGGCAAGGGCGTGTCCTTCACTGAGATCATCTGGGATACGAGTGAGGGACAGTATCGTCCGGCGCGGCTCGACTGGCGCGACCCGCGCTTCTTCCGCTTCGATCGTGACGGCCGCACGCCGCTGCTGCGCGGCGGGATCGGCGGCAATGATCCAGACGAGCCGCTGCCCGCGTTCAAGTTCATCCAGCTCAGCATCAAGGCGAAGTCGGGCCTGCCAGTCCGCTCCGGCCTTGCGCGGCTCGCCACCTGGAGCTGGATGTTCAAGGCCTATACCCAGCGCGACTGGGCTATCTTTACCCAGACCTATGGGCAGCCGATCCGGGTGGGCAAGTATCACCGGGGCGCGACCGAGGAGGATCGCAACACGCTGTTCCGCGCGGTGGCCAACGTGGCGGGCGACTGCGCGGCGATCATTCCGGAAGGGATGGAGATCGATTTCGTCGAGGCGGACAACCTCGGCGCGGGCTCGACCCTCTACGAAAAGCGCGTCGACTGGCTCGATCGGCAGATATCGAAAGCGGTGCTGGGGCAGACCAACACCACCGATGCGCAGGCCGGCGGGCTCGGCTCGGGGCAGGCCAACGTCCACAACGACGTGCGCGAGGATATCGAGAAGGCCGACTGCAAGGCGCTGTCCGCCGCGCTCAACCGCGACCTCGTGCGGCCCTGGTGCGATCTCGAATATGGTCCCTCCGATCGCTATCCGCGCCTGGTCATCGCGCGGCCGGAGCAGGAAGACCTGAAGCTGCTGTCCGAGGCGCTGGGCCCGATGATCGATCGCGGCCTGCGCGTCGGCCAGTCCACGATCCGCGACAAGTTCGGGATCGAGGAGCCGGGCGCGCAGGAGGAGGTCCTGCGGCCGCAGCGCGATCAGGCCGCGCCGATCGCGGTGAGCGGGGAGACGCGGGCCGCGCTGCAGGCGCAGCAACGCGAGGCACGCACACCCGACCATCCCGCAACCCTGATCGCACGGCAGATGGCAGAACGGGCTGACCCGTCGATCCAGGCGATGGCGAAGACGATCGAGCTGATGATGGAGCGGGCAAGCGATCTCGCCGAGCTGCGCGAGATGATCCTGACCGGCTTTCCCGAGATCGACGTGAGCGACCTCTCAGCGGTGCTTGAGGAGGGCTTTATCGCCGCACATGCCGCCGGCCGGAGCGATGCGCTCGACGAGAGCGCGTGATGCGGGAAGGTCTCCTCAATCCGGCAGACGCGATCGCGCTGGGAAACAAGATCGACGAAATGGCTGGCCTGCTGAAGTTTGCCGAAGTCGGCATTGAAGCCAGCATCCGGATATACATCGACGAAGAGCCTTTCGAGCTGAAGCTGGTCCGGCAAGCGAAATGAGCGACGAGCATCCCTCTGCTGCCACGGGCATGTTCCGGCGTCCCTTTACCGAGCAGGTCGCCTTCTTCCGGCGCAAGCTGCGCAATCTCGTGCCGACCGAGCGGTGGGACGATCTCGTGCGGCAGGAGCACGACGACGCCTTCATGGTGGCGGGCGCGGTCAAGGCGGATCTGCTGACCGACCTTGCTGCGGCCGTCGACAAGTCGCTCGCCGAGGGTCGCGGGCTGGAAGAGTTCCGTCGCGACTTCCGCGATATCGTCCAGCGCAATGGATGGACCGGGTGGACCGGGGAGGGCAGCGTCAAGGGCGAGGCGTGGCGCGCGGGCGTGATCTACCGCACCAATTCCTACACCAGTTATGCCGCCGGGCGCTTCGCCCAGCTGAAGGCGGGCAACTTCAAGTACTGGGTCTATCGCCATGGCGGAAGCCTGGAACCGCGCCCGGTCCATCTGGACTGGGATGGCATCGCGCTGCCGCCCGAGCATCCCTTCTGGCAGACGCATTACCCGCCGAGCGACTGGGGCTGCAGCTGCTACGTGGTCGGCGCGCGGACCAAGGCGGGCATCCGCAGGGTCGGCGGCGATCCGAACAAGACGCTGCCCGACAACTGGCGCGAGCTCGATCCGAAGACGGGCGCGCCGAAAGGCATTGGCAAGAACTGGGATTACGCGCCCGGCGCCAGCGCGGCCGACGAAGTCAACGCGATGGCGTGGAAGCTGGGCAACTGGGATCACCGGGTGGCGAAGGCGTTCATGGAGGCTCTGTCGCAGGAACAGGCCGATGCCATCTCTCGCGCCTATCGCAACCTGCCCAGCACCCGCGACGATGCGCGGCGCTATGCCCGCCGGATATGGCGCGACCTCGAGACGAGCGAGCCCGGCCGCACGCTGGGCATGCTGCGCGGGGACCAGGTCAATGCGGTCGGGCGGTGGCGCGATCTCGACGTTTCAGGCTTCGACTTCTCTCTCACGGCGGACGAGGTGCGGCACGTCCGGCGCAACCATGGCGATCTCGCGACCGAGCTGCGCCGTGGCCAACGGCGAATCGCGCCCGAGGATTTCGCGATGCTGCCGCGTGTCCTCGAGGAGGGAAGCACGCCCCGGTTCGTCGGCATGTCGCGCGGGCGCGATCGGCCGATTTTCGAGATCGTGCTGGAGATCGATGGGGAGACCTACGTCACCCGGTGGGAATACTGGCGCAGGCGCAGGAGCATGTCGCTGCTGAGCTTCTTCGTGCGCACCGGGGAGAGGGGATGAGGACCGCCCCCACCTCACGTCCAAAACGGTCAGGGATGTTTCCTGGTAGCAGGTGCGGTCGAGGAGCAAGTTAACCATGTTCGAGGTGAAGTTCAACTCGGGCCCGGCGCGTAGTGCACTGTCGCGCGCGATGCGCGAGCTGGAGGACATGACGCCGATCTTCGCCGACATTCGCGAGTACCTGATCGAGGTCCACCGGAGGCGCTTCATCGAGGGCCGCGATCCCGAGGGCAATCCCTGGGCACCGAAGAAGCAATCGACGCTCGATCGGTATCGCAAGCTCGGTTACGGCAACCTGCGCCGTCCGCTGATCGGCCCCGGCCGGGCGCTGTCGCGGCAGATCCAGTCATTCGCGAGCAGCAATGGCGTGGTGATCGGTTCTTCGCTGATCTATTCCGGGGTGATGCAGGAAGGGGCTGCCAAGGGCGCATTCGGAAATGACAGCCGGGGCAACCCGATCCCGTGGGGCACCATCCCCGCACGGCGGTGGCTGGGCCTGTCCGAAGAAAACGAGACGGCGATCGTGGATACCGTCGACGAGCACCTTGGCGACGCACTGGGCGAATAGCTGCCGGCCGGTGCCATTGGCACTCCCTAAATCGGCCTGATCGTTCGCGGTCCATTGCGTCGGCGCGCGTGCCTGTGGCAGTCAGTCGGCAGGCCGAAGCGCGAATCGCCGCCCGGCTGATCCCTCCGATATCCCCGACGCATTCGGCCCATGCCCGCCATGGCGGGCATGCCATCGCGCCCCGTGCGCTGCCAATTACCATCGGGTGACGACCAAGAGTTCAACCCTTGCCCTGTGCGGCGCGATCGCTCTCCCGGCCCAGCTGCCCGATGACGGCAGCGAGTGGCTGCACCTGCTGCCCGGCGGCGGCGTGGTCGAGACCGAGGACAGTCGAGGCCCGTACACGGTGCCGAGCTACGACGCGGTGGTGACCGCGTTCAACGCGGCGGGCAATCCCCTTGTGGTCGATGAATGCCATGCCACCGATCTGGCCGCGCCCAAGGGTGGCTCGGCCCCGGCGCGTGGCTGGATCGTCGCCCTCGAAAGCCGCGATGACGGCATCTGGGGCAAGGTCGAGTGGAACGCGGCCGGTCGCCAGCTGCGCGAGGACAAGGCCTATCGCGGCATCTCCCCGGCAATCCTGCACGACAAGGCCAAGCGCGTCCTCGCGATCGCGCGGGCCAGCCTGATCAATCTCCCGAACCTGAAAGGGCTGACGGCCCTGCACCAAGAGGAAACCACCATGGACTGGAAGGCAATGCTGATCGAGGCGCTTGGCCTCGAGGCGGACGCAACCGACGAGGCGATCAAGGCCGCGGCGATGAAGAAGCTCGGCATGGGCGACGAAGATGTCGCCGAGGAGGCGCTGCAATCCGCCCTGCAGGCGCAGGCCAAGCCAATCGCTACCGCGCTGGGCCTGCAGGCCGATGCATCGAGCGATGCGATCGTCACCGCGATCGGCCAGCTCAAGAGCGGCGACAGCGGACTGGTCGCCGCGCTCCAGTCCGAGCTTACCGAGCTGGGCACGAAATTCGTCGCGCTGCAGTCGGAACGTGCCGGCGAGAAGTCGGCCGCAGTGATCGACAAGGCGATCCGCGAAGGCCGCGTCGGGGTGAAGGCTCAGCGCGACCACTACCTGGCGATGCACCAGGAAAACCCCGAGCGGGCCGAGGCGATCATCAATGGCCTGCCCAAGGTCGGCGGGCTGGCGCTGCAGGCGCGCGACGTGCCCCAGCGGAAGGCCGACCAGCTCGACGAGGCCGACACCAGCGTGATCGCGCTGATGGCTCTCGACCCCGAAAAGTTCAAGGAAACCCGCGCCGAAGAGCTCGGCGCAACGGAGGCACTCTGACATGGCTCTCTCTGCAGACCGCAACACCCCGCGCGCCGAAGGCGCTATCCTGCGCAGCCCCGCCGCAGCCAGCCTGATCTATGCCGGCGCGCTCGTGATGCGCAATGCGGCCGGATACGTCACCAAGGGCGCGACCGCGACCGGGAGCGTCGGCGTCGGCCGCGCCGAACAGCGGGTCGACAATTCGGGCGGCTCGGCCGGCGACCTGTCGGTCAATGTCCGTCCGGGCACGTTCCGCTTCAACAACTCCGCCTCCACCGACGCGATCACCATCGCCGAGATCGGAGACGTCTGCTTCATCGTCGACGACGAGACGGTCGCCAAGACCGACGGAAGCGGCACCCGCTCCCCCGCCGGCTTCGTCGCCGACATCGATGACCAGGGCGTCTGGGTGCGCTTCGATGAGGCGCTGACCCGCGTCTACGTCGAAGGCATCGCCGAGCCCGCGGCCTGATCCGGCCTGACCAAGGAAACCCACGCACATGATCATCAACAGCGCAAATCTCGCCTCGGTCCGCACCGGCTTCAGCACGGCCTTCAAGAAGGGCCTGGGGCAGACCAGTTCGCTCTACACCAAGATCGCGACGATCGTCCCCTCGACGACGAAGGATCAGAAGTACGGGTGGCTGGGCAAGATCCCCAACGTCCGCGAGTGGATCGGCCCGCGCGCCGTCCAGAACCTCTCCGAACACAGCTACGAGATCTCCGAGAAGAAGTGGGAGCTGACGATCGGTGTCGACCGCGACGACATCGAGACCGACAATATCGGCGTCTATGCCCCGCTGTTCGAAGAGATGGGCATGTCGACCGGCGCGAAGTGGGACGAGCTGGTCTGGGGTCTGCTGGCCGCCGGCTTCACCACCGAATGCTACGATGGCCAGAACTACTTCGACACCGATCACCCGGTCCTCGACAAGGACGGCGACCCCACCTCGGTCGCCAACACCGATGGCGGATCGGGGACCCCGTGGTTCCTGGTCGATGCCAGTCGCGCGCTGAAGCCGATCATCCTGCAGAAGCGCAAGGACTTCCAGTTCGTCGCCAAGGACAACCCGACCGACGACAACGTCTTCGACAACAACGAGTTCAAATACGGGGCCGATGCGCGCGCCAATGTCGGCTTCGGCTTCTGGCAGTTCGCCTGGGGTTCCAAGCAGACGCTGGACGCTTCGCATTACAGCGCGGCCCGCGCAGGGCTGATGGGGATGAAGGGCGATTACGGCCGCCCGCTCGGCCTGCTGGCCGGTGCCAAGAAACCGCTGCTGATCGTGCCCCCTTCGCTCGAAAGCGCGGGCCGCAAGCTGCTCAACAACGAGCTCGGCAGCGGCGGCGAGACCAACGAATGGAAGGACACGGCCGAGCTGATGGTCGTGCCCTGGCTCGCCTGATCCCCCGACCCTGATTTTCGCAAGAGAAGGACGAAGACTATGAAAAGTTTTTTGGTGGGGCTGTGCTTCTTGTCCCTCGCAACCGTCGCCTTGATCGCCGCGTCACCCCTTGTGGCCGAGCTCGCTTGGCTTCCCGTCCTCATCGGAGGCGCGTTTGCGGTCGGTGTAGCCATCGGGCTGTTCGCTCCCGAGCCCCTTATCCCGTCCAACGGCCATCCGCGCTCGATCTTCGAGACGCGGCGGGCCGGCCTCCACTGAGGCCGGAGCCTCCCGACGAAACGAAGGCCCGCCGTCCGAGTGGCGGCGGGTTTTTCGCAAGGGCCGGTCCGCCGACCCTTCCGAAAGACCCGAAAGGAACCTCAGCATGACCGACAAGACCGAGACCCCCGCGCCTGCGCTGACCGATGTCGACCACGTCGGCGCGAAGACTGCCAAGGCGCTTGCGGCGGCAGGCATCGACAGCGTCGCCGCACTGGCGGCGGTCGATCTCGCCAACCCGCCCGCGCTGACCGACTTCCGGGGCACGCCCGCATGGACCGACTGGGTCGCCGCCGCGAAGACGCTGGTCGCTGCCCAGACGCCGCCTGCAGCGGATACTCCGCCGGAGCCGCCGCTGACCCCTGAACAGGCGTCGGTCATCGCCAGCGCCGAAGCCACGCCGGAAGAGCAGCAGGAAGGCCCCGGCCAGCCCGACCCCGCCGGGGCACCGGCGATGGCCGATGATCCCTATGACAGGCCGGTCCTGGTCGTCACCGGGCCCAAGAAGGGCTTCCGGCGCGCCGGGTTCGCTTTCGATGCGACGCCGCGCACGCTGAGCCCGGCCGATTTCGGCGAGGGCATCGAGGCGGCGCGCCGCTTCATCGCGCTCTATCGCGAGCCGAAGCTCACCGTCACGCTGCGCGCGCCCGACGGTTCGCTGATCGAGTTCAACGAGTGCGACATCGCCGCACTCGAAACCGCTCTCGCCGATCCCGATACCGACGAGGGCCGGGCGATCCTGGAGCAGTTCGGTCACCTGACGGCCGCTGCCTGACCTATGGCCTATATCGATCTCGACCAGCTGACCGATCGCTACGGGGCGAGCATGCTGCTCGACCTGACCGATCGCGCGACGCCGGCAGCGGGCGCGATCGATGTCGACGTGGTCGCGCGCGCGATTGCCGATACGCAGGCCGCGATCGATGGCCACCTGCTCGGCCGCTACAAGCTGCCGCTGGCGGCGACCCCTCAGCTGCTGGTCGACCTCGCGCTGCAGATCGCGATCTACAAGCTGCACCGCTTCACCCCGAACGATAAGATCGCCCAGGACTACAAGGACGCGATGGCCACGCTTGGCAAGATCGCGACGGGCACGGTGCGGCTCGACGTGGAGGGCGTGGAGCCTGCATCGAGCGGGGCGAGCGGCGTGCGGACCAATGATCGCGAGCGGCCCTTCACCGAAGACAGCCTGCGGAGGATCCTGTGATCCACACCGAAGCCGTCCGCGATCGCATCGAGGTGAAGATCCCCGACCTTGCCGGGCGGATGAAGTTCGCCGCCGAATGGGCGAAGGTGATCGAGACCGGGCAGATGCCGCAGTCCGACTTTGCCGGTTTCGTGCTGCCCGGCATGCTGAGCGGCGGCAACGCCAGTGCCAGCGCGGGGGCATTCACACAGGCGCTGCAGGAGACCGTGCTGGTCGTCCTGTGCCGCCGCGTCACCGACGATCCCACCGGGGGCAAGGCGATCGATGCGATCAGGCCCTTCGCCGACGCCGCGATCCGCGCGATCGCCGGGTGGGAGCCGCCGGTGGCCGAGGGTGAGAGTTCACCGGTCGGTGTGTTCGAGTTTGCCCAGGGCGAGCTGGTCGGCGCGGTCGACGGTACGCTCGTCCTCGAGCTCCACTTCCGTCTCAACGACCAGCTGAGGATCTTCGAATGAGCCGCAAATCGCAGACCAGTGGCGCGACGCCGCCCGCTCCGCCGACGCCTGCCGCCGAGGCGGTGCCGATCGCGCGCCCGCGCAAGGGTGGCAGCTACGTCGCCGATGCCGCGACCGGCAAGATCGAGCGCAAGCACTTCACCAAGCCCGCCGATGCCACCGCCGCGCCCGCCGCGACGGCGCAGGCCGGCGAGACCAGCGACCAGGGCGAGGAGGGCTAGATGGCCGACCCGATCAAGTGGAAGTCCAAGATCATCCTCGCGAAGATCGAGAGCGAATACGGCACCGATCCGACGCCCACCGGTGCGGCCAACGCGATGCTGATGACCGATGTCGAGCTGCGGCCGATGGAAGGTCAGGACGTATCGCGCAATCTCGAGCATCCGTGGCTGGGCGCGCAGGAGACGATCCCGGCCGGGCTTTACGTCACGCTGACCGGGTCGATCGAGCTGCAGGGTTCGGGCACTGCCGGCACGGCCCCTGCCTATGGCCCGCTTCTGCGCGCGTGCGGCGCGGCCGAGACGATCGTCACCGATACCAGCGTGGCCTACAACCCGGTGTCCGACGATCACGAGAGCGTCACGGTCTATTTCCAGATCGGGCCGACGCTGCACAAGATGCTCGGCTGCCGGGGCACCGCAACCCAGACGCTCAACGCGCAGGGCATCCCGGTGGTCCGCTATACGCTGATGGGGCTGTTTACGACGCCGGCCGATGCCTCGCGGCCGACGCCGGACTATACCGCGTTCCAGATCCCCAAGATCGCGACCAAGGCCAATACGCCGACCTTCACCCTGGGTGCGCAGCCGCTGGTGCTGAGCCAGTTCACCTTCAACCTGGGCAACGACGTGCAGCAGCGCCTGCTGGTCGGGCGCGAGGAGATGCTGATCGTGGACAAGGCGGAGAGCATCGAGGCGCGCGTCGAGGCGGTGCCGCTGGCGACCTACAACCCCTTCGCGATCTCGCAGGCGCGTACCCGGCAGGCGCTGGTGCTGGTGCACGGGACGCAAGCCGGGCTGACGGCCACGCTCAGCGCGCCGACCTGCTCGCTCGGCCGTCTGCCCAGCTACCAGCAGTCGCAGAACATCCTCGAATGGCCGCTGGCGATCACCCCGCTGCCCGACGAGGGCGACGACCAGTGGACCCTCACCTTCACCTGATCACCGAAGTCTCAGGGGCAGCTGAGGGGCCCCTGAGACACCCCTCAGAAAGGCTTCAGCATCATGTTCAAGATCGTCGAATCCGTCACCTTCACACGCAAGGTCACCGCGCACGTCCCCGATGGCGACGGGCAGGTGCCCGAAACCTTCAAGGCCACCTTCCGCTCGATCCCGCCCGAGGAGGCGGACGAGTTCAACCTGCTGAGCACCGAAGGGGCGAGCGAGTTCCTGCGGCGCGTGGTCGTCCGGCTCGACGATATCGGCGACGCGCAGGGCAAGCCGGTCGATTACTCGGACGAGGTTCGCGACCAGGTCATCCGCCTGCCCTGGGCGCGCGGCGCGCTGGCGCGGACGTATTTCGAGGAAGTGCGCGGCGCGAAGCTGGGAAACTAGAGGCAGCCGCGCGTGCGATCGTCGGGGTCTCGGCAGGCTTCGACGAAGCGGCGGAAGACGCCCGCACGCTCGGCCTGCCGGAAGAACTGGTCGCGCAGATCGAAGGTGCGGCCGAGCTGAAGCAAGAGGACGGCACGCTAGGCATATGGCCGGAGAACTGGGACATCGTGATGGCCTTTGCAGCGGTCGCCAGCCAGTGGCGGACCGAGGCGCTGGGCGAGGGCGCGGTGCTCTATGTCGGGCTCGACTACACCGCCGTGGATGTCGGCCTGCGCCGCGCCGGGCTGACGCTCGATCCTGCCGGGTGGCAGGGCCTGCAGGTGATGGAGCACGCTGCCTATCGCGCGCTCAACGGGCGGCTGCGGAGCTGAGCCGATGACGCTGCGCACGGCCCTCATGATTGCCGGTGACAGCGAGGGCGCGAAGCGTGCTCTGGCCGAGATGGATGCCGCTCTCGAAAGAGGCGAAAAGCAGGCCCTCGAATACAATGCCGCTTACGAACGCACGGACGCCACGATCAAGCTGCTCGCCAATGCGCAGGCGGCTGCCAAGCGGGAAATTGACCAAAGTCGGGCTGCCTTTGCTGCGGGCAAGATCACCCAGGAAGACTACAACCGGGAAATCCTTGAGACGAAGACGGCGCTCGGGCTTGTTCAGGCCGAATATAGGCGGTCGTCCGCTGAGCTAACCAAGCATTCGCAGAACCTGAACGCCACGACGGAAATGACCAATGCGCAGCGGGCTGGTGCACAGCAGCTGGCGTTTCAGGTCGGCGATATGGCGACGATGTTCTCGATGGGCGCTCGCCCGATGCAGATCTTCGCCAGCCAAGGCACACAGGTTGTCCAGGCTATTGGCTTGATGCGTGGCGGAGCTGGCGGTCTCATCGGCTTCCTCGGTGGACCATGGGGGCTGGGGATCATGGCTGCCGTGACGGCGTTAACGCCGTTCATCAGTAAGCTTTTTGAAAGCGACGAGGCGATCGACACCGTCGCTCAGAGCCTCCGCGATATGGAGACTGACGCTGATCGGGCCGTAGCCGCTCTCCAACGTCTGGACGGCCAACGGCAGACCTCGCTCGAGGGCGACATCATTCTTGCCGAGATCGAGCGAGACAAGATGCAGCGCCGCTTGGGCGAAATGCAAGATCGGCCTGGCTTGCCGGAAGGGGGCGGGTTTGGTGACGAACGCTCCCAAGCACGCCGGGCTGCCATCCGCCGCCAGCGATCCGAAGAAGAGCGTCAGCTTCAATGGGACCTCGTCGAGCTTCAGGGCCGGATCGATATCGGCCGTGACGCACTGCGCCGTATGCAGGAGAAGGAAGACGAGAAGCCGGTTGGGCGCGACGTATCAGCGCGCCCTTCGGTCAGCAGGGAGACCGGCAGCGCAGGCACCTCCGGCAGGATATCCGAGGAAGCGCGAGCCCTCGAAGCGGCCAACGATAATACGAAACAGTACATTGCCAGCCTTCAGGACGAGATCGAGGCGATCGGCCTGGACGAAAAGGCCCTGCGCCAGCTGGAAATCCAGCGTGCCAAGGAAGCCGCTGTCACCGATGACCAGCGCGCATCGATCGATGATCTCAACCAGAAGCGCGAGAAGGCGATCGCGCTGGAGGAGAGCCGCCAGCGCGCCGGCGCGATCCGCGACGAGACCAAGGGCATCGAGACCTCCATCGCCTCACTGGAGCGCGAGGCGCAGGCGATTGGGCTGGTCGGATGGGCGCGCGAGCGGCTGATCCTGAAGCTTGAGCAGCAGGCGCAGATGGATGCGCTGCTGGCCCAGCTGTCTCAGGCGAAAGCCAGCGGCATGCAGGACGAGATCGCCTCCCTGCTGGGAAAGATCGACGCGCTGCAAATCATGAACGCGCTCGAAATCCAGATCGGCGATGCAAGCGAGGTTCACCGCGAGCAGGCCGACGCGGCCGAGCGCAATGCTGAGAGCTATCGCCACCTCGGCCGATCGGCGGCGGGGGCGCTGTCGCAGATCCTGATCTATGGCGAGGGCGCGGGCGGGGTGATGAAGCGGCTCGCCACCTCGATTGCCGACGCCATCCTGCAGGCGAACCTGCTGGGCGAAGGCCCGCTGGCGGGGATCTTCGGCGGCGGCGGGGGTGCGGGCGGGCTGATCGGCAGCCTGCTGGGCGCGATCGGCTTCGGCGGCGGGCGCGCCAGCGGTGGGCCGGTGTCGCCCGGACAGATCTATGCGGTCAACGAGCGCAGCACCGCGCCGGGGTTCTTCCTGCCGGTGGGCCCGGGCCGGATCGAGCCGCCATCCAACGACAACCCCGCTGGCGGAGGCCGGGGGAACGCGGCTGCATCGATCTATTTCGACCTGCGGGGGGCGATCACTCAGGAGGAGCATCTGCGCGAAATGCGCGCGATCGCGCAGAGCGTCTCCGGTTCAATGATCGGACGTTTCGATAGCGAACTGCCCAACCGGATCGATGCCCATGTCGCGAGGTCGCGATGATCTTCGACTGGCCAGCCAACCTCGTCCCCCAGCAGCTGTCGATCCTGCCGCCGAGCAAGACGTCGGGTCTGTCGACCAGCCTTTCCGGCTTCACCCAGGCCGTGCCTGCGATCCGGCCGCCATTCCGGCTGCGGATGGAGTTCGGCAACCTGTTCGGCGACGAGGTGCTCGCCTGGCGCGCAGCGTTCGGTCTTTTCGAAGGGCGGACCAATATCGCGCGCATCCCGCTGTTCGACCTGTGGTTCCGCGCCAACGACCCGGCGATCGGCGCGGGCAGCGTGAGCCATTCGGATGGCAGCGCCTTTTCCGATGGCACGCTCTACGTCACCGACGACCTCAGCGGGGTCACCACCACCACCGTGCAGGGCCAGCGCAATATCGCGGTCGACTTCGGCAACTATGGCCAGCTGCTGCAGGCGGGGCTCTATTTCGGGCTGGGCGAGCACTGCTATCTCGCGACCGGCGTGTGGTGGAACGGCACGGTCGCGACGATCCGGACCACGCCGACCATGCGCAAGGCCTACACGGGCGAGGCGGTGAAGCTGCGCCCGGTGATGCGGGTGGGGCTGACCGACGACAATGCGGGCGAGCTGTCGCTGAAGACCGGGCGCTACGGCGGGCCGTCGCTGGATCTGGTGGAGAGGTTCGATGAGCCTCTTTCCTGAGACGATCCGGCGTTATGCTGCGGGCGGCAAGGTGGAGGCCGCGACGCTTGTCTCGATGCACTTCGCGTCGGAGACGTGGCGGCTGTGGGGCGGTCTCGACGTGCTCGAAACCAACGATGACAATCGGTGGCACGGCCTGGGTACGTTCGGCTCGATCACTGGGCTGCAGCAGGCAACCGATGGTCGCGCGCCCGAGGCGACGATGACCCTGTCGGGCGTGACGCCCGAGGTGATCAAGATGGCCCGCGACGACTTCGCGACCGAGGCGCGCAACCGCCTTGTCCGGGTGTGGCTGCAATTCTTCGGGGTCGACGATCCGGAAGACCCGGACAACCAGCGCTGCCTCGACAATCCGTTCCCGATCTGGGCGGGGCGCATGCTGCGGCCGGGCTTCACCTTCGATCGCGGCGACGACGAAGAGCCGGAGGAATCGACGGTCAGCGTCACGCTGGAGAGCATCTTTACCTCGCGCAGCCGCCCCAATTTCGCGCTGTGCACGGACTCCGACCAGCAGGGCCGCTTCCCCGGCGACAAGGGGTTCCAGTTCGCCGCAACCCTTCGCAACAAGGTGCTGACATGGCCGGACTACTGAGCGAGCCCGTGCCGATGGAGCAGGCGCTGTCGGCCACGTTCCGGCGCTGGGCGCGCGAGCCGTTCCACACGCTGAAGGCGAACTGCGCGTTTTCCGTGCTCGACTATGCCGAGGCGGTGACCGGTCGACGGGCCGATCCCGATCCGCGCCAGCTGTTCCAGGCCCTGAAGATCGACGGGCCGATGCTGGGCGCGTGCTTCTCGGTGATCGAAGGGCTTGGCTGGGCGCGAGTGGACGAAGAGCGTCGCGGCGACGTCGGGCTCGTCCAACTCGCCGATGGTCTGACCGCGTGCATCTGTGCCGCGCCGCAGGTGGGACAGTCGCTGCCGTCGTGGGTCGCGCGTCGGCCGCGCGGGTTTGCGAGCCTGCCGGTGACGGCAGAAATGGTCTGGAGGGCACCATGCCTTCGGTCCTGACCTGGGCAACCGTGCTGCTGGCATCGGCCGGCGCGAGCGGCACCCTCGCGGTGGTGGGTGCCTATGTGCTGGCAGGCGCGATCAGCGTTGGTTTCTCGATCGGCGCCAACGCTCTGATCGGTGCGCTGTTCGGTCCCGGTCGCCCCGCGCCCAGCGATGGCCAGAGCATCTCGGACGATCCGGTCGGTTCTCACCGCCGCAATTACGGCATCGTCCACACCGGCGGGCAACGCACTTTCCGCGAGAGCCGCAACGGGACCATCGGCCAGGTCATTACGCTCGGCCTCGGCCGGGAGAACGACGTCATCGAGCATCGGATCAACGACAAGCCGGTGACGCTCGATGCCGGCGGCTTCGTGACCGAGGCAAGCTTCCACGGTGCGGTGAGCATCCACACGCGATCGGGAGCGGCCGACCAGATGGCGATCGCCGAGTTGACCGCGTTCTTCCCCGAATGGACCGCCGCGCATCGCCAGCGCGGCTGCCCGCACGCGGCGATCATCGGCCGCGCGGTGGAGGCGGAGCAGTTCAGCGAGGTCTATAACGGGCGCGAGCCCGCCTATACGCAGGTGCGCAAAGGGGTGGGCCTTTACGATCCGCGTCTGGACGACACGATGGTGATCGGGACGGACGAAGCGGGCGAGCCGGTCTACGGCTCCGGCTCGGTCCGCCTCGACGATCCGCTGACATGGCCGTGGAACGACAACTGGGCGCTGGTGACGGCGGACTACTTCGCGCACCCGGACGGGTTCGGCGGCGGGTATGCCGACGTGAACTGGGCCAACATCGCGACGGAAGCGGATATCTGCGACCAGACCGTCTCGACCGCCTCGGAAGAGACGATCGCCCGCTGGCGCATCTGGGCGAGCTACAAGCTCGCGAACGAAAAGCGGGCGGACATCCTCGAGGCCATGCGCCTCGCGGCGGACGGCTTCTTCTGGCAGGACGCCGAGGGCAAGTTCAACGTGATGTGCGGGCGCTGGGTCGAGCCTGACCTCGTGATCACCGACGACCACATTCTGTCGCTGACAGCCGCGCAGGGGCCGGAGGCCTATCAGGTCACCCGTGCGGTCAAGGTGCTCTATACCGAGGCCGCCATCGGGTACCGCGAGCAGGAGAGCGCGACCTTTGGTTCGCTGGAGGCTGACGACGACGGGGAAGCGCAGGCGATCCAGGCCTATTACGCGCCGCACCACAATCAGGCCGCGCGGATCGGCAAGCTCGCGCTGGCCGAGCTGAACCCCGACCGCTGGCGCTTCAATGCGCTGCTCAACCTGCTCGGCATCGATTGTTTGGGGCGACGATTCGCGCGGTTCGAAAGCGCCAAGCTGGGTCTGAGCATGTGGGTCAAGATCGGCGCGCCCAAGCTCGACCTGATCAATCTGCGCATCGAGATCGCGCTGACGCAGGTCGAGCCCGCGGACTGGAGCTTCGACGCGGCGCTGGAGGAAGGGACGCCCCCCGTGGCCGACACGGGCACCGGAAGCACGCCGACGATCTCCGATGTCGAGGGCCTCACTCTTTCGACCATAGCGGTTCAGTTCGGAGAGACCATCGGCGTTGCGATCGAGGCGACGTGGAGTGCGGTCGAGCGGATCGGCCTGCTTTACGACGCCACCTATCGCGAGAGCGGCGGCAGCACCTGGTATCCGATGTCGATCGACCCGGATGCTTCGCCCCCCTCAGCGCGCACAGGCCCGGTCAGCAGTGGCGTCGAGTACGAGGTCCGCGTGCGGGCGCGAACCTTCACCGGCCGTTCCGGCAACTGGAGCCCGGTCGCGACCATCACGCCGATCGCTGGCGTGTTCCTGGGCGCGCCCACCTCGCTCGCCGCGACTGGTGGCAGCGGCCTTGCGGATATCAGCTTCAGCATGCCGACCAGCAGCGCGCTCGATTACGCCCGCCTGTTCGGCTCCGACACGTCCGATTTCGGGGACGCGGTGCAGGTGGGCACCGACATCACGGGCGCACCCGGAACGCAGGTGACGCGGCAGGAGACCGGGCTTTCCGCCGGCACGCGATATTACTGGGCGCAGGCCTTCGACAGCGATGACAACGGATCGGGCGTCACCGGCCCGGTCGCGGCAACGATCACTTAGGGAGCGAGACGATGGGTGCGGTCTACCAGCATGCGCAACAAGTCTACCGGGACTTCACTACCGATGGGGTGCAGGCGAGCGGCCTGCATGCGCCGACGAAGAGCGATATCAGAGAGCTGTTTCAGACGGTCGACAATGCGATCAGCGCCGCGCAGGCCGGGCTGACGGCCGTTGCCGATGTGAGCGCCCGCGACAGCTTCTTCGCAACGGCCGCCAACCAGAACCGCCTGGTCTACGTGAACGACAATAACGGGGCGGACGACGATCCGGCCAATGGTGTGTACGAGTATGTCGACGGCGCGGCGCGCATCGCGACCGGCTTCTACCAGGGCGTGGCGCTGGTGGTGCAGCCGCTGGTCGACGAGGCCGAGGCGTGGGCGCAGGGCACCGAGCCGGGCGGGGCAGGGACGAAAAGCGCCAAGGAATGGGCGCAGTCGATCTCCGGGCTGGTCTCGCTCGATGTCAATAACAACGCCTTCGCCGCCGGCGCGGGCAATGGATCGGTCTCGGGCGATGGCAACACCGCGTTTGCCTATCACGCCGCGCGGGATCTGCTCGCCGGTATCGGCAATACCGACATTGGCCGGGCCGCAGGCCGTGGCAACCTGAACGGGGAATACAACCTCAACGCAGCGCATAGCGCCGGCCTGCTGATCACAGGCGGCGATTTCAGCGTCCGCCTTGGCTATCTGACGCAGGGCAACGTCGTCACTGTCTCGTCCCGGAATGCGATCGTGGGGGCATACGGCGCACAGTATTACCAGGGCAACGAATTTGCCGGACTGGGCTTCGGGGTGGGCGGCAACCTTACGACCGGGGTTCGCTTTGCCGGGCTCGGGGCGGGGGCCGGTGGCACCGCGACTGTCAATGATGCGGTCACTGCGCTGGGCTGGGGCGCGGATATCTCCGCCGCCGCGCGCGATGCGGGCTACAACAACATGACCGCCGTCGGTGCCCTGGCAATCTGCACCAACGAAAATCAGGTGGCACTGGGCGACAATCAGGTCACCGAGATCCGCGCGTTCAATATGATCGCCATGCGGGGCATCCCCGCCGCGCGCAGCTGGTACGCCGGTAACGCGGGCAACAACAACGCCGCCAACCAGGGATGCTTCGGCATCGGTGAAGGTGTCCTGTGGCAATCGACTTCGTCGAGCAATGTCCTTGGCTGGGGCGATCTGTGCCTGGCCAACCACGACGGGTCGAACGGGGTCATCTCGATCGGCAACCGCTCGATGCAGGAGAGCATCGACATCAAGGATAGCGTGGTCCTTGGCGTTCTCGCGCTCAACGAGCGACAGCATGGCGTCGGCTTCACGATCGCGGGCTACCGCGCGCAACAGCACGGCGTCACCAGCAACAACGTGTCGGCGTTCGGCGACAGCGCGGCTTGGCAGTACCAGGGCGATGGCGGCGTCTTCGGTGGCTATGTGGTGGCCGAGCTGATGCAGACCGGCGACGGTGTCGTCATCCAGGGCCGTGCCGCTGCCCGGCACCGCAAGAACGGAGATCACGTTATCCTGATCGGCGAATGGGCAGGTGGCTTCCCCGATGCGGCCGGCGTCGACATCGAGGCCAACCTTGGCGCGGTCACCGCTGGCGATCGGGTGGTCGGCATCGGCCAGCGCGCGATCATGCAGGCTGTCGGTAGCGACATCGTGGCGATGGGCGACCTTTCCGGCAGCGCGGTCACCCTCGGCACTGGCAGCATCTTCATCGGCTCTGGTGCGGGCGCTGGTGAAAGCCAGAAGCCGGACATTGCGAACGCCATCGTCATCGGCACCAATACCGACGCTGCCAACGACAACGAGATCGTCTTGGGCAATGCCTCGCATACGACTCTCTCGGTTTGCGGCGTGAGCTTCGCCCAGGCCGATCTGACCAACCTCAAGGACCTCTCCGACAATGCGACCGAGTTGCTGGCGCTGCTCGACGCCGCGTAACCGCCCCCTCATCCCTCACGAAAGGCAATCGACATGACTACCAAGGATCGCTCCAAAACCGCCCCGCGCAACCGTGCGAAGAAGGACAAGACCCTGCGCGTCGACTTCATCAGGGGCCTGCGCGGTCTCGACGATCAGCCGCTGGAGCGGCAGGTCGGCGTGGCGCTCGGTGAAGACGGCAAGCCGCTGCCGCCCGAAAAGCAGAAAAAGGTGCCGCTGACCCTTCGCTATCTCGTCGCCTATGCGCTCGACAAATCGGCGGACTCCAAGGGGGCAAGCCTTCGCCGTGGTGAGCTTTATGCCTCGCTCGGGGGAACCGATCCGGTCGACCTGGACAAGGAGGACGTGGCGCTGATCGAGAAGACGGTCTATCTCGCGCTCTCGCCGATCGCGATCCGCGCTATCCTCAAGGAACTGGATCTGGTGTCGGACACGCCCAAGCCGGCATCGGGCGCGAAGCCCTACGATCTCGACCGGCCGGTCCTCGATATCGATGGCGAACCCAAGCTGCGCGAAGGGCCGGATGGACTGGTGGAACTCGATATCCGCTTCGCCGTCCGCGAGGCCTTGAACGATGTCACCCGTGGAGCCCACACCACGGTGACGGACGGCGCCGGTCGACCGCGTGCAAGCACTGATCGGAAGGAACTGGAGCGCAGGGGCGAGCTGCTCGACCTGATCGGGCTCGACGGCTTGGCTCACCTCGACAATGACGATATCGTCCTGATCGAGAACCGGGTGCACGATCGGTGGGAACCGTCAGTGCTCTACGCAGTGCGGCAGGCTCTCAGCGAGCCGGTGAAAGAGGAAGCTGACGCGAAATGA